CGCCCCCGGGGTCGCTGTCTCCGGCTGTTGCCCTGTTGCCGCCTGCTGCGCTGCGCTATGCCCTCATAACTCCGAATTATACCCACTTTGCCCCGCTTTACTGCTATTTTACTCCCTTGCAATGCCGCAAAAGCCCTACTATGCCCATAACACAGGCAGAAGCGCCCCAAAAACGCGCTATTTTAAGCTAGTAATATAAGTTCATACCTATACAATGGAACGCCTTAAAATGCCCTCTCCGCCGCTCTCACGCGGTACACCCTCAAAAGCCATCAAATAGTCAAATACTTTTACACCCTATCCCCTACCCTACCGCCATAGCTGCCCCTGTTTTTCCGGGTATCTCCTGCCCTGCCATGCAAAAGCACAAAAAAAAGAGGACGCCAACGCGGGACGCCCTCCGTAACTCTGATTTATTTTGCCCTGTATCCGTGCCCTGTACCTAACCAACACTGGAAAAGGCGCATCGCTAACAGTGTTAAAATCATGCTATCACCTCGCCGGTGCTGTGTAGAATCCACTTGCCGCATTTAAGAACAACCATATCGCCGCCAGCCAGCGCGGGCTTCAATGCCCTTATAACTCTATCAGATAAGCCACATTCACGCATTGCAAGTGTAAATTGCCTGGACGTTGTCCGGCTACAGTTAAGCGCCGCGTCGCCGCCTGTCGTGTCCACCTTGTACGCTGTGCCGTAAGCGTCTAGCCAGACAGTTGCAATCTTGCTGCTGTAGCTGTAGAGGACTGCCGCGGTGTTGCCGCTAACCGTCTCGTGGTCACGCCACCCGGCTTGTGCGCATGGTGCATAACGCAAACGGCGGGATACCGTCATTTTTACCGTCTTTTCATAGATTCCGCCAAGAACTTCATGTGCTGTGTAGGTCATAGTTAAAATCTCCTTTTGCGTATGTTTTATCGTTATACCGTTGTTTAACGGTATAAAACTCTGTCAAGTAACTGTAAACTATTCCGGCGCTGCGCGCTGTAGTTCACAGCTGGCAGCTGTTTTCCGTCCGCGTAGCTGCCTAAGTAGGAATTATCGGACGCATGGGGCGCTGCATACCGTTTTGTATACATGAATTTTCCGCTCCTGCTGATTGTGCGCGCGGTTCCGAAAAACTGCGCCGTGTGCTTTTGCAGAATGTTCATATCTCGCATCTCCTTTGCTTAATGTATCTATATTCTAACATAACACAAAGTTATATAACATAGACTATTATCTCACAAATATGGATTATTGTTATAATCCGTATTATAGTATTATTATATTTATATATAGCTAATATTATTATAACACAATCAATCATATCAATATAGGATCAATATCTCCACCACCCCATCGCTGTCATGTTGACCCGGTCAGAGCTGGGCTGAGCCGCTGGCTGGTCTGGTCTCGCTTGTCGGCGCTTATATATATTATATATACGATACGATATAATACGATTTACTATATACGATTGACGATTGACCGCTCCCCTTCCCTGCTGCTTATACGATAATCCCTATACGATAACAAAAAGCAAAAGCAGGTTCAAGCTGTTGCGCTCTCTCCTGCCCTGCTCTATATTCACACACAAAAGGATATTTACTTTTCAATCTATCAAAACTAAAACACAACCGATGACAGCGCCAGCAAGCGCCACACTGATAAAACCAAACATTTTTCTACTCCCATTCCCTGCTTAAAATCCATTATCCCATTTTGTAAAGCCGTCCGTTGTCAATTCCGCTTTACGCTGTTCTAGTTCCTCGCGCTCCTGTTCAAGTCCTTCTTTCTCGTCCAGTAGTTCATATACTCGCTCCGTCCCCTGCTCCGCGCATTCCAGTTCTTCCTCAATTTCGTCCAGTCTCTCGCTGATTTCCTCGCCGCGCTCGTCAATCGCGTCAAGCTCTCTTGCTGTCTGTTGGTAATTCATTGTTATTCTCCTTTACTCCGATTTAAGTTTAATTCACATATATCGCCCTCGCCGCCTGCGCCTTGCTCTCCGTGCCGCTGATGGGTCTGCCCATCTGTCGAATAGAATCAGCAAGGTGAAAAACAAAACCATGTTGCTCACCCCCTAGTTAATGTTCAGTCTCTTGTATGTGGAGACTACCACGAAACCCGCCCATACACTTGGCAGCTCCTGCCGCAGCCGCTCCGCGTTGATTTTCTGTTGCTTTACTGCGCTCTGGCTGATTTTATATTGCCCCGCCACAAGCGGAGAATCCCCTCCCCTCTCTTTGAGTTCGTCAACCAAAAGCGCTTTAATGCGCTCGTTTGCTTTCTCAAGCGCTTCAATTTGGCGCTTGTTTTTCTTGTACTCCGTAGCTACTCGGATAATTTCTTTCTCAGTCATGTTTTGCACTCCCCTTTAACTCTGATTTAATCAATTCAAGTAGCTTTTCGCCGCTGGTGATTTCTTTATTCTGTGCAAGTTTGCTCATGTAAAGCACTACCGCGTTTTCGTGCGTTTTCTTCATGTACTTCTTAAACTTCGCCGCAATCTCTTTATTTGCCATTGCTACAACACCGTAGCCTCTCGGGCTGTAGTCCCCTGCCCTGCTTCCGTTCAGCAGCTCGCAAGGGCAAGTCTCGATATACTTAAAACACAGGCGGCGAAACATTCCGATGTGTACAAGCGCAAAAGACAACCGTCCTGCGTCAAGCGTCTCACTTGCTTTTTTCAGCGTGATTTCCGGGCAGATAATAAGTTCTTCTGCCGCGCTCCTGTTCTGTCTGATGCTGTCGGCAAAACCTGCGATAATCTCGACCCGCGTCCCCTGCTCCTCTATTGCTTTTATAGCTTGGTAGATGTACCCGCCAACTTTCTGATACCTGTCTTTATCCAACATACCAGAGACGCACATATCAACGAAAATAGTCAAGACTTTTTGTTTCTGTGGCGTGCGGTAAACCTGTCTCATAGCATCAGGCAAGCCCTGCAATGCTCTGGGCACGTTGGGGCAAGCCCCTACATAGTAGTTTCTAACAAGGTAGTTTCTAACAAGCGCCCTAGGCGCTGGGCTTGCAAAGTCTCCCCACTTCCCCGCCTTGATTTTTTCAATACCTGCGTCCCAACCGTTGCGGAAAAGCTCCGCCGCTTCAGAAAAGTTTTTTGTACCTGAAAATCTCTCCGGGTTGCTTTCGCTGCTGTGCTCATCTTCAAAAACTTTGTTATTCTGTGCGGTGGTGATGAATTTGAAAAAGCTGTCCATTGTCTCAAATTTCTGCGCGTAAATCATCAGAATAACTCCTTCCACGCTGCTGTGTATTTGTCCGAGCCGTTCAACCGCTCCGTAATCATGTGTGCCGTGTCCTTGCTCAAGCCCTTGGCAATGCACTGTTGCACACAATCGGCAGTAGACAGCCCGACGCTCTCCATCGCGGTCACGTTCTGGGCTGCGCGGTAACTAAGAATTAAACTCGCGCCGACGTCCTGCGCTGCTTTCCGCAAACTGCGGATAAAGTTAATCAGGTCTTTGTTCCCGTTCGTAACAGCGCTGAAAATCTCGTCGCTATAATCAATCTCAACCACTGCAAAGCGGTCAAGCGTCGCCGCGTCAAGCTGATAACGACCTGTATACTGCGCGTCCGCGCCGTTGCCGTATGTGTTACCCGCGCAGATAAAGCGGCAATTTTCGTTTAACTCTACTTTGCCGCAAGGAAAGTCAAAATAGCGGTTTGCAATCGCCGCGTTAAGCGCCACAAGCACCTCAGGGATTGACGCATCCATTTCGTCAAGAAAGAATACTCCGCCGTTGACACAAAAGTCATAAAACTGTGTCTTGCTGTAGTTTCCGTTTGCGTCAATAAATCCGGTGAACTTATAAATATCATTTACAGCACCGGAAAAGTAGAACTCAAGCCCAAGGGCTTTTGCTGCATTTTTTGCAATGCTGCTTTTGCCAGTGCCCGCCGCTCCGCTCATGAATACCGGAACGTCAGCGGTCAAGTATTTGAGGATAGTATCAAATTTTTCGTGCTGGATGCCGCCAGCGCTCTTTTTACTGCCGTCCGGTAATTTTACCACAATTTCCTTTTGCGGCAGCTTTCCGTATTTCTCAAAGATAAAAGCGTCAAGGTCGGCGCAGACTTTGTTAAAAACCTGTTCTTCCTTGATTTGCGCCAGCATCGCCAGCGCTGCACCTGCTGCCGTAAAGTCTGCCGCTTGCGCTGTGGGGATTGCTCCGGCTGGTTGAGGTTTGTGCGCGTCCTCGTTCCGCTCTTTCCGCGCTGCGCCGTGTTCGTCGGCGTACTCTGCAATAGCCTCATTCAGATTCTTGATGCAGACTTGCAAGTCCTCTTTAACACCGCGCTCAATGACCTCACCGTTGCAAGTATAGCGGCACTCGTTTGGTACTTTCTCGAAAAGTCTGCCGTCACGGCTGCACATAATGCGCTCAATATAGGCGCTTGCGGGTTTGCCCTCGTTGACTGCCGCCTTGATAACGCTGTTATCAACAGAATAGGTATTTCTCTTGTTACGGTACAAAATGCTTTCCATGGTTTTCTCCTTTTGGTGTGTGGTTGGTGTGTGGTGGTGTGTGTTGTGTCGTTCCGCTTGGAACACCATAAGTATATCGCTGTTCGGTAATTTTGTCAACAACTTTTTTATGGACATTTGTCTCACGAATATGCACTATTCTCTCCCCTACCGTGTGGCGGCATATTGTTAGATGTAGCATATATTATATATTATATATACTTTGTTTTGTATTGATTGACTGCATTTTTGATTGATTCAATGCTTTTTTGACGGCAAAATCAGCTTGGCGGCGTACCGGGAGGGCAGGGGAACGCCACCGGACAGCAAAAAGCCCCGCCAGCCGGTCTCCCGGTCAGTGGGGCTATATAGCGATTAGCGATTTGACTTTTAGCGATTTAGCGATTAGCCATCCAGCGATTTAAGCACGTCCATCAGGACGGCGCTGATTACATCTGCGATTTCGTCCTTGTCAAAATCGCCTTCGCCATCTTTCTGTGACTTCTGCGATTCATCGCTGTTTTTAGCGTTATCTGGCGCAATATCTGCTTTCCCAGCGCTTGCGATTGCCTTTTTGAGCCGCTCCTGCTTGCTGCTCGTCTTGATAATATCATCGAGCGCCCTGCTTGCGTCCTTGTCGTTGTCAATTGCGATGCACATATACGCCAGCCGCTTGAGCGTGATGCCGAGCTGGCGGGCGATGACGAAAATCATCATCATTGCTTCATCTTGAGTACAATGCGCTGCGATTAAAGCGTCGCCTGTTTCACCATCGCGAATAAATGCGATGCACTTGTGGTTTTCGCAATCGCGTTTGCTGTCGAGGTACTCGGAAAAACTGCTTTCAAATTCTTTGAAGTTCATGATACATTCTCCTTTATGTATTCATCACAGCGATTAGGCTTTCAAGCGATTTGCTTGTTTCCTGCTGTGTCTTTACTATATCACATTACATTCTGTTTGTCAAGTGATTTCTTGAAAATTTCCATCAATAGTTTTGCTGTTTTTATCCGGCTCATAGTCTGCGAGGATTTTGTCAAGCTCGGCATTGCTTGCAGTAGCGACAGGATTGTTCGTTGTGGAAATTTGGATTTCCTGTTTAGGCGACCAGCCACCGCCATTGTTCATCATGCCAACGTAAAGCAGGGGCGGCATCTTTCCGCTCAATCCTAACTGCGATTTAATAGCCATGAAGTCATCTTTTGCCTTTTGAACCAGTTCGGACGCAGAAGCAAAGATTTCCTCTCCATTTCCGTCAATGACTGATTCCTTGCGCATCTTCGTAGACTGGATGTAATCCATCTGCCTGCGAGTTATGCCAACAAAACTGCACCAGCCAAGATAATCAGGAATCAGGTAGACATCGCTGTCGTAAATATAATTTAGATAGCTAATCTCCCAGTCAAGAACCTTTTGAGCTGTTACTTTATCCGGGCTTTTCAGCGTGATTGACAGCCCTTGCAGCAGTGCTCTGATGTTTCCCTTGTCCTCGCAGGGCGGCGGTGGCGGTTCACCTTGTTTGAATCGCTCACTCGGCACGAAAGGCTCACTCGCTAACACCAAGTTATTGTTTTCATCCCTGTATGTCCGCACAGGAGTTTTGTTTTTACTTCCCTTAGGTCTGCCCATTCTTCATCACCTTCTTTTCGTAGTATGCTCTTGCACTCTCTCTAACCTGCGAAACTCTCTGCCGAGACACGCCACACATTTTTGCGATTTCAGAGTAATTCTTACTCGGATTCTCTGCGATTGCCTTTAGAATTGCTGCTTGACCTGCCACACAATTTGCATGATTCGTGCGATTTTCGTTTACACAAGCAAATTTTGCGATTTCGCAGTCACACGGAATCATGTTTGCAGTCAAAAACTCTTTGATTGGTTTTGACCAGATGACTTTGCGACCACACTCTTTACAGACAAGCGTGTAATTGTCTAGCTCAACTTCGCCCTTCTTCCTGCAATGATTGAAGTGAATTTCAACATCCTTGCAAGTCCAGCATGTACCGCACAGAGCCATATTCGCTTCCTGCATTAACTTTGACTTAGCTGAAATCTTTTTGTATCTCAACGGAATAACGGAGCCAGTTTTTGCTTTTCTGTTTTCGCAGGTTCGGCACAGCCATCCATAATTTTTGTCACGATACCATGCGGGTTGAATGATTCTCCCTCGCGAGATAATGTGACTGTACGTAGTGCCGCAGTAACCGCATTTCCGTTCTTCATTGTTCTGAATATTCATGTTTGTACCACTCGACCCAATCCGAAAATCTCATTGTAACTAGCCATTCAGCTCCATTCTTGCGATGAATTACAACCGGGATTCCATCTTTCTGCAATTCACTGTCTCTGATTGACTGCTGCATTGCGTTTTCTAAGTTCAACTTCTCTACGCGCTTGACTTCAACGTGTATGCCCGGAGTTCCGGCAACGTCAGCTTCACCGTCTTTGCTGTTACCTCTGCACTGTGCGCTTCTGTGAGCGTCTGGAAAGCCGTTGCCGATAAACAGGTGAGCAACTTCCCGCTCTCCGACTTTGCCCTTTGTGCGGCTTGTGCGCCCTATTTGTGAGCGCGTCTTGTTTTTGTTTCTATTCTGCATTGTTCACCTCAAAATGGCAACTGCTCATTAGAACAATCTTGGAAACCATCTTCGTCTACTCCGAGTTCTCTGATTGTCTGCTTTTCGGAATCAAACACGCAGTCGATTGTACCAACGCGGCCCTCTTTGTTCTTGCCAAGAATCATCTTGTAGCCATCTTCATAGCCATTGTGCAAGAGGATAATCATATCGCTTGCTTCCTCGATGCCGCCAGATTCTTTCAAGTCTGCCACTGTCGGCGCTTGCGCTGCTGCTTGACGGTTAATCTGCGCAAGAACGATTGTGACAATCTTCTCGTTCTGCGCCATAACATGCAGTTCGTTGATTGCATTTGTCGTCATTTCATAGCGGCCATTGCCATGCGATTTTACGATTGTGAGGTAGTCAACAAAGATGACTTCCGCACCACGCTTTACCGCTTCATTGCGAACCCATCTTACAGTGTGACCGGCGGATTCCACAATCTCTAAGTCTAACTTAGCAAACTCTGCCTTTGCTTCCCGCCACCGTTTTTTATCTTCATCTGTCAGGCATCTGCGCTTGATGTTGGAGAGAGGAATCCCACAATAAGCCGCAATCATTCTGTCGATAATCTTCTCTTTGCGTGTCTCAAAGCTAAAAAATACACACTTGTGTTTTCTTGCCATGTACATCATGAAGTTGATGCTAACAGCAGTTTTACCGGCTGACGGCCTACCACCAATAACAACCAAACCGCCAGCCTCCACAAAAGAAGAATCATCAAGTGTCGGAATGCCAAACTTGAAGTATTCCGGCGAGCGTTTCTGTTCCTGCTCAAAAATATCAACTGCACTCTTTGCGTTTGTGCTTTCCGCTTCCTTAACTCCATTGAACGGTTTAATAATGTTCTCCGCGAGAACCTGTAACTCGTCAACAGTGGGGTTTCCGAAAGCTGTGGCATTCAACAGGTCGTTTGCCTTTGCGATTGCTTCCCGCGTCACATAAGCGTCTTTTACGCCCTGCATATATAACTTCCAGTTAGAAATAGACGGAAGTGTTTCCGCGTATCTCATTGCCAGCTTCTTGCAATTTGTGTTCATCTTAGAAGCAATGCTTGCAATGTCATAAGCGCCGTTTTTATCCAGATAGGCATTTTTGCAGATTCTAAAAATCTCTCTGCAACCTTCATCGGAGAACATAACTTCGCTTAACTCGGAGAAAGTGTCATCACAGCAGATTGACGGCTGAACCAGTAGACAGCCAATCATCGCAGTTTCGGAATCAAGTGGTGTCATTTTGTCTCCTTTTCATCAACGAACCAAATTGTAGTGTATAGGCAAGAACCAGCCACATATTGGGTTACTTGCAGAATATTTGCCGTTGGGAATGCGTTCATAAAGTTCTCAAGTTTATGCGGCTTTCCAACTTCATTTTTATTAACCATAGTCCAAAAATGCAAATCACCGCATTTGATAGGAACACCGTTGAACTTCATTTCTCATCGCTCCTTTTCAGTGGTTGCATTGCAAGCGCGTCACGCCCACGCAAATGGGTCAATTTTGCGTACAAATCACTTACCTTGATACAATGCTGACAAGTCTTAGAGCACTCTATAAGCGCCGTTTTGACGCTCTCAAAGTCATACGCTCCAAGCGCTTTATGATACAACATCGCAAGACTTTCAAAGTCGTTTTCCGAGAAACGGCAAAAGTCCAGTGGATAAAGTAGACGATTGGCCGTTACAAGCTGTTCAGCTTCGCTCCTTGTCATCGCTTCTCACCTCTTTGTCTAAATCAGGGTGTTGACGAATCCACAGGCCAAACAAACCTGCGTGCTTTTTGTAATATTCGTAGCTGTTCCATTCGCCTTTTAATCGCTTGAAGCAATTCAACGCTACGATTGCCAGCTTGAAAAGAATGATACACGCAATGCAGCAAACCGAAAAAGACCCGACAACACCGAACAGCGTTAATGCAAAACTCATATATCCGTTATAAAGCATTTCCAACATAGTTACCACTCCAATCTTGCCACATCGCCATTGTAAACGATTGGCGCTTTCTTCTGTGTCTTAACTCCGAGATAGTCTTTGTAGCGAGTATTGAAGAAAGTCGAACCCATAAGCGTGTACTTTGGGTCACGGATTGTCGCCTTGTAAGCATTGATTGCTTCAATCATAGCACTCTCACCAACTTTGAGCAACCGTTTCTTCGCTGTCAGGCTTACAGCGCTTCGCCCGTCTTTTCGAGGATAAAGTGCCCACAGCTTATCGAACAGTTCGTTCGCAGCTTTCGTTTCCTCTGATTCCTTAACTTTTACTTCTGCGTTGCCGTCTTTTAACTCTGCGATAATTCCGTCAATGTCTCTGCGAATTTTTTCAAGTTTCTTGATTGCTTCCTCGTTTGTCATTTTGCTTTCTCCTTTTGTGCTTAATTTGTGCTTAATTTAATTTATAGGTTTTATTGCAGTTGCAAGATTTTAAGTTTTTCAAGTACTTCATCCACGCGCTTATCAAATTTTTCTGCATCATCTTCTGTCTTAACGGAATCAAGTTCGTTGCGAAGCGTGTCTATAATAGACGCGATGTTCGCGACATCGTCCTCTAATTCTCGCAAGTCTCTGTCGACCAGAGCCTTTCTAGCTTCAATATAGCTGGCTGACAACATTTTCAATCACCCTTTCTTTCTTGATATATTCATCATATCGCCATTTGTCGCGTTTGTCAATAGTTTTGTAAAATAAAAATGCAGAGAAGATTTCTCCGCTCTGCATTAAAAATATTGCGTTACAACGCTCAAAATGGAATGTCCATATCTTCTGGAAGCATTTCCGGCATAGGTTGAGCGTATTTCTTCTCGCCCTGCGTAGGCTGCTTGTAGTCGTACATAGCCGATTCATAGTCAGGCTTGCAACCTCTGCTGTTCGCGGCGGCAGTTCCCTCAATAACAAGCGAGTAATTCTCATAGCGCTTGCCGTTGTAATCGTTGATAGCGTGTTCGATACTGTTAATCGCAGTAATCTTGATTCGACCTGCGTTGACGATTTCATCAACATTATTGAAGATTGTGACCTGATACCAGCCAAAATCCTTATAAGTTCCGTCCTGCTGACGAACTGAATCGCTCAAACTTGCGCGGACATACGGATTGCCTTTCTTGCTCATATACTGCTTAACCCGGAACAGCCGGTAAGTGTTGCCAACTTTAATCATAGCTATATCTCCCTACTTAAATTTATCCACGGTAGCCATCGTAGATTTCCAATTCCCAATTATTGTCATCGTCAACCATGAAAATTGTCTGCCCGTTATAGACATCTTTGTTCGTTTTCTTTACCATCTCAACGAAATATTGAAAATCTTCGAGCTTATCAATTGTGACGTAAAGGCTGCTTAAATCTCGAGTGCTCCATTTACCTGACTTGTAATCAAAAAATTCTCTCTTTTTACCGGTTGCGACACGTTCAAGTTTGAAACGAGGGTCTTTGAGAAACGGATATTTCTCAATTATTCCGTCCCCGTTATCAAACCATGAAGTGGTTGATTCAACTTTAACGCGCATAATACAACTCCTAACTTTTACTTAACAACTTCTCCCTCAACAACTGTCTCAGAAAAACTCTCAATCTTGTTGCAGATTTCATCGTAGGAACGTTGGCGCACCTCTTTGGCGCTCTTATATCCCGCATCCGCAATGATTTTCGCCGCAGTTTCAGCATCAACTCCGTTTTGTGTACAAAGCGTGTACAGGCGTTTCACCTGTTTCGCGGAAATCTTATCATCAGGCCGTGTCACGGACTGCGCAACCTTGGCAAAGTCGGAAGTTTCGATTGCAGAATCTTCCAAATCTGCCGTGAACGCACCAGAAAGCTGCGCAAGCATCAGGCAAGCATCAACCATAGAGCGCTTCTTTGCTTTTTTGATGACGCTATTCGCCAAATCCGCCTTAGGAGCGCGACCACAAGAACCCTCGTTCGAGTTTGCACTTCCATAGCCATCAGTGATGTGCTGGCCGCCCTTGTACAACTCGCACTTAAAGCGATAAAAGAACAGCGGCATTGTTCCATCTGCGTTTCCAAATTCCTCAACAGCTTTTTCGAGAACAAACTTGCTCTCAACGCCGTATGCCATCAAGATACGCTCGGCTCCGCTCTTGTAGAGTGACGGTCGCTGTGCCTTAGGGATTCGCCCAAAATCAATGTTACGGCGAAGCAACAGGTTCGTGTTGCCAATCGTGACCCTGTAATTCTCGTGGTCGGTTCGCACAACTGCGCCTACAGGCGTGTAACTCTGAATTGCGTTAATTTCTTCACTCATTGCTAAATTTCTCCTTTACTTTTGCTACTTTTGCTTTGACTTTAATTCCACTTGACTGCATACCGAACTCCTTTCATCTGCTCCGTTGTCTTGTAAATCCTACGACAGCTATAAAACAGGTCACAGCCTTTTTCGTAGTCGGTTTCATACAAACGATATTTTCCAGTGCGCATAAGCTGAAGTCCGAGATGCCGAATATTTGCGTTTTCCAGCCTTTCAAACTGCTCATTTAACAGAAGGTCGTGGTAAGCCGTAAGCTGTGCAGACAGGCTCGGAATGTCAACCTTGTAACTCGTCTTAATATCAAGTATGCACCACTTATCGTCAATGACTCCAAATCTGTCAAGTGTTCCGGCAAATCCTAGAGTTGCATTTCCCATTTGGTGCTCAATAAGTTCCCAACCGGGTTTATAGTCTCTCACAAACTGCACATAGGCTTCCAGATACGGCGCGTATTCAGCCGGGAAATCGTCTGGAATTTCACCGGAGTAATCATACATTACTGTCGCTTCGTGTACAGCAGAGCCGCGCTCTCGCGCCATCAGCGCCATGTTGGGGTCTGCATTGTTCGCCTTGTCAACTGCAAGATAGCGAATGATATGAGTCACGCTCGGCAGTTCTACGCCATCTAGCGTGTAAGCGTGAGTTGCTTCGTCAAACTGAACTCCGCTTCTTTTTTCGCTCATTCTTAGCTTTCCTCACTTTCTTCATATCTCTGGCAAGACCGTTGACCTCTAACTCATTCCAGAGATGAACCGCAACCGCGTCTGCATTGTCAGGATAAACCTTGTAGCTTATCCTTGCGGTTTTATTCCCGCATTTACTGCACTTGCAAACGCAATATTTGCCCCAATCTTCAAGAACAGGTTCTGCGCCACAAACGCACAGGTTAGCATCTTCCATCTTGACTTTACGAAGTTCTCCTACTTTAAGAGCGCACTTCACAAGATACTTGTTGAAATATTCTTCCGGAATTTTTGCATCACCATAATAGAACAGTGCGTCAGGTTCTTTCATGATTTCCTTGATTTGACTTATTGCTCCGTCCCAGTTGTTCATGCCGTACTTCTTTAAGTCGTACTTGTCAACGGATTCCATGTAATTGACAACATCAAGCAGCGCTTTCATGTAGAATCGCCTAGCGTAAAGCGGAATCTGTTCCGGGCAAACTTTCATTACCTGCTTGCATTGCACTTTCTGTAACGGCTTACTTTCACTCATCTGAAACCACCTTTTGCATATTGTCAAAGCGTTCCTTTGTGCTGATATTCTTCGCAATTACAAGTGCAAGAATCTCATCCATGCAGGACTCCGCAGAAACCGTGTCATTATGGTAAGCGTCAGCAATCTCGCATACAAGCGCAAATGCGTCAAAATCTGCCATAGGAGAGTTTCTTTTCCACATATCGGAAAGCATCGAAATCGTGTTTTTTGTTGATTCACGCATTTTGTTCAGCCTTTCTACTTTCTAATTCTGAGTTAATCTTCTCTCTAAACTTTAGCCAACCCGGTTTGTCAATTCGTTCATCGCCAAGCTGGTTGATTCGCTCCGCGAAATTGATGTCATCAACCATAACTTGTAGGTCATTGTCATTGAGATACTTAAAGTTTCTGCACACAAAGTCCTGCACAAGGCTTGGCATATATGTCTGCCTGCCGAAGCAGTAACGAACAGCACACACGCAAATCGTTCCAAAATCCTCATCAATCCGCTTTGGTTTCGGCTTGCTTGCGCCAGGAATCGGGCATCCTATTGTTGTACTCATTCTGATACATCCTCTACATACGCCATGTTCTTGCGCAGATTGAGAAATTTAGGATTGAGAACACAAGCCGGTGCAACAGCACCGCCGTTGCACGCACCGTAGTTGTACAGCAGACCATCCGCGTGCATAGTGCGAACGACGATAGATTCCCCCGCGTCGGAATCTTCATCACCACAACACAACGGTGTTGCAGTCCAAATCCAGCTGTCGTAGTTCGGGATGTAGTCACGGTACTTTCGGTACTCGTCGCACGTGAGGATAAAAACAAAGTCCTGTACAGTGCCATAAGCCCTGTCGCCGTTGTCTGCAACAAGGTCAACGGTATGTGACAGCAGTCTTTCTTTCTTAAAAACAGCATTCGCCATATCAGATAGAATCCCACGCACATTACTAGTGCGGTAGTTATTCCAGTTGCCTTTCTCATCTGCAAATTTATCACTTGGGCAGAATTTCACTTCTTTTGCCCACGGCTTTGCCATAATGGCCAACACGCCACCGTCAGGGTGATTCAGGTCAAGACAGATCCACTCGAAGCCTTTGAACATGAAATGCTCGCCGGGTTGTAGGGTTGTGATGTTAGTCATTGTGTGTCTCCTTTGGTGGCTTTGGCAGCGGCATCCAGTGAGTGACGTGTGTCAAATCTTCTGGATAAGACATTTGAGAGTTCCAGTACCAGTCAACAATACCGTTTTTTCTTGGCGTAGTTTCTCTCCACGCGATTGAAATTGAAGTATTGCTAAAGGTATCATACACAAGAACTTCATCAAAGACATCCGGCAGTCTGTCTTTAACGCTTATCCATTCTTTCTTCTCTTCCTTATGCCGTAAGGAATGCCGTAAGGACTTGGGGTCGATGGTTTGAGCTGCATCAATGGCTTTTTTGATTATGAAATAGACGGTCGATGTGTACAAGCTTTCTTTGTACCTAATTTCATCAAGAACGTTCTGCATTACATCTTCTGCATAAATCAGTCGTTTCATTTCTCATCAATACTCCTTTCGGTTTTTCTCGGGTTTTTTCGCTTCCGATACATTTATTATACGCTTCTTTCGGATAGATGTCAATATCTTTCGCAGAAATATTTTTTGAAAATAATGCTTGCAAGTGTAATTTGTCTGTGCTATAATAAGAATGTTATCAGAAGTCTTGTTTGGTGTGGTGGCTGAACAAGGCCATACAACTAAATAAGACTTCGAGCTTACTCTGATTGTACCCACCACGACAGTCAGCGTAGGCTTTTCTTTTTATTAAGAGGTTCAGACATGCAGGATTTTATCGAAGATAGTCTCGTAATCATGACGAAAAGCACGATGGATGCATTTCTGGCAACGGATTGCTTTTCAGAACTAATTGGCTTGTATTCCTTTTATTATTACACAGCAAAGTGGCAAAAGACGAACCAGCCAAAATGCACAACAGATTATGTTGCAAAAGGCATCGGATGGAACGTGGCAAAAGTCCGCAAATACAAGCAAAAATTGATTGACTTGGGCTTGATTGAGGATGTAGTGACAAAAGACGACAAGGGCAAAGTAACTGGCCACTATATAAAGTTGAAATATGTCGTTTCATCGCAAAAAGTGAGTGAGCTTTCTGCGCAGAATCCACCCCATCAAAAATCCACAGGGTGGGTTTCTCCACGGGTGGCAAAATCGGGAGACAAATGCTTAAAGAATAAATATAATAAATGCTTAAAGAAAAATAATAAAATGCTTAAAGGGGATAACGCCAAAAAACTGGAATGGTAACAGCTTTGCCGGGAAACGCTTCGCTTTATTAGCCCAACTTGCGCAAGCAAGGAAAAAGAAACGAAGCGCAGTTAAAAGTTCCGACCTGTTAAAAATTTATCAAAGTAGGTGAAATCATGGGCAAACGAAACACAATTCACAAGTTGCCAGAATACAAAGGTTACAGCGCTTATTACTATTATGATGATGAAGATAAACTTTGGGTTGGCCATGTTTACAATTCAACTCAACTTACGGAGAGTTTGCGTACATGGTTACGTGGTATGATACAGAAGAAAAATGGATGGAACCCCTATTTTACAGCATGGTTGACGATTACATTACCTTTAAAAAACAGATGGAGTACAAATACGGAAAGCGGGTGAATAAAAAATGACATTCGTTATGGGTTGCTTTACAGCAGTTTGCGCACTGTTCATATTCATTATTTTTCTTGAAATTGTGTTCGGAGTTATCGAGCGTGTATGCTTCGACACACTGGTTGGTTATGTTTTAGGAACGGTTTGCCTGTTTGCGCTGTTTGCATTGTTCTTTGCGGTTGCAGTCGGCGCGCATCTGTGAGGTGAATAATATGGAATTTAAAGCAATCTTAATAACATGCACGCTTACCTTAATCGTAATTAGAGCCATTCAGAAAATTACACACAACGATATGATTAAAGCGTGCGCTGCGATTTCTGCCGTTATTGCGCTTTTTGTAGTTATCGTAATGACCCTTGTGTTTAGAGCAAATTCGGAGACGTTCTGGGCACTTTTGTTTGGAGCGTGGGCGATTAACGTAATTTCATCTGCGGGGGATGATGACTAATGTTGGGCTTGATTATTATTTTTGCATGGGCGCTGAAAGTTCCCACTTGGATTTTTGCGATTGCAATGATTTTTGGTGCTGTTGAGGTGTTCGGAAAATGAAAACGTTAAAAAAAGACTACACTATTGAAGAACTTGCTCAAATGGCCTACAAGGGGGCTAGGAGCGATTTTAAGACGCTTTTACGCGGGTCTGAACAAAGTGCTTACCTAGCACTTCGATACCTATACAAGCTCTATGAGGTGGGTGGAATCTCAAAGGAAGAAGCAGGAAAAACCAAAGCGCAGATAACTCGGCGTTATGGTCAAGACCGGCTTCGTGAGGAACAGCTTGATTCCACAATCAAGGCTTTCGCTGATACCGTGAAGCGCACAGCAACGGCGAATGAAAATTACAGACGGGAAAGAACGCTTGACAACGCCGATAAGTTGTGCATGGCCATTGACGGCATCGCCGTACAGGATAGGAGAGACAATAATGCTGTGTGAAAAATGTGGCAGCGGGAATGTGTATGTCAAAGATAATGTGTTTGTACCGCCAGAGAACACAAATTACAGAAAGCGAATCTGCAAAGACTGCGGATATGAGTTCTTTACAGTAGAGTTTTCCGTTGAAAAAGGCGATGAAACCACAATCAAAGAATGGAACAAATGGCATCGCATAAGCGCAAAAAAAGCCGCAAAGCGTAAAAGCAATGCGGCTAAGTAGGAGTTATTTCTTGAATTTTTTGCTGTAATCAGGCTGAATCTCTGCAAGGTAAACCATGTCGTAATCGCAGTTTTCCAGTTCCATGTACAGGCTCTCGGCAAACGCAAGTTCTTTCGACACATCAAGCACAAGATTCTCTTTGACGAAGTCTGCAAAATCTATCGCGTTATCGTTTAAAAGTTCCTTATAGCTTGTGGAGTAGAGGTCTTTAGTCTTGCGTTCCCATTCCACCCACTTCGACATTGCGTCCTTTACGGCTCTGCGCTTTGTGGTGGCATCTACATCTTGCCTGCGATAACTGCGCCAGTTCTGCGGAATGTAACTTTGAGTTGATACAGAGTATTCCGGGATAAACGAGTTTGCGTGTCTCATGTAGAACGAATCAGTTTTTGCTAGACTGTCAGATTCCTCTTTGTAGTGGTGTTCGTGCATACGCTTGAAGCCTTTTAAATTCAAGAAATCAAAGTATTGGCGCATTTGGTCGTGGAACATAACTCCCTCGACCTGATGCGCTTTTATTCTTGAAAAGACATCGGAAACCGCCACGGAAATCACTCCTTAACAACTTCTACTGCAACATTCATTGTGTTGACTTGCTGGCTATTCACATAGATTTGCAGTTTGCTGGACAGATGACCGCGATACACGCGGACAGGGGCAGTGATAGAGAAGTTCATCAGGTCGTTTGCTGCGGCGGCAGTGGCACTCTGAACCGCGCCGGGGACAAGCTGGCCGTCCTGATACAGAGAAACCGTAACAGTGCCAGCGGCAGATGCAGTCAAAGTTGTGTTGACTGAAACAGTGTAGTAACCGCAAACGGATTCAGCATTGCAAGGGCAAGTGGAAGAACGAATAACAACAGAGTTGTTTGCCAGACGGATGCAGTTGCCATACTGACGGATTGTGTTTGTGATAGGGAGTGTTTCGCCAGCGCCAACTTCTGTCGTGCCGGTGTAAGTGTAATAACCAAGTGCTTTAGCCATTTTGTATATTCCTCATTTCATATTGATAAAATAAAAAGCAGGGCAAGTAATTCCTGCCCTGCCTGTCACCTCGCCATCAGGGCGTGTCTAAGTCAAAGTTAGACGTTGGTTGTGTAGCAGCCGGGGCAACCACCACCGCAGAACGGGGATGCGCCCGCGCTGTAAGCGTAGCTCATAGGATACTTCACAACGCCAGCCATCTGGGAAGCGAGTTCCAGAGCACTGATTTTAGCAGCTTGCTCTTGAATCTGGCGTTCCAGACCGGCTTTTTCCAGAGCCGCGAACTTGTCATCAATGTTCTTATTGATGGCAGCGGTGTTGATAGCACCGTTGTAGTTCACGCTGTCAATGCCGCGCTGGGTAGTGCAGCAGCACTGTGCCAGCTGGGAAGTGATAGCAGCGGTGTTGTTGCTGGCTTGCAGCTGCAAGTTAGCTTGGCCGAGCGCAATCTCTTTGCCCAGATTGGCGATGTTGCCCTGCATATCGTAGCCAAGGCTACAAACGCCGTTGCCGATGTTAGTCAGGCGGTCATTGATTTGACCAAAGTGCTGACCGAACAGAATGTCCTGCTGGGAAGCCGCAGTTGCGTACTGACCGAGTTCGCCGTTACCATAACGACCACCCCAGCCGCCGCCCATGAAGCCAAAGAACAGCAGAATAAGCACCAGCCAAGAAATGCCATCGCCACCGAAACCAGTGTTGCCACGGGTCAGAGCGGCAATATCGGCAGGGGACATCATGCTAGAATCTTCCATTGCCATGAGAAGTTCCACCTTTCATAAAATTTTGTATTTGAGAAAAGCAATATTGCGCACTACTGCTTAACTGCTAGTTAAAGGAAACTCTTTACTTGCGGGTAAATCTGTTCAGCCATCTTTTTCGCTTGGTCTACTTGCTGTTGGCTGAATCTGCCGGTCTTTACAAGTTCGTCAACCACAGCGCTCGGATTCCTAGAACCGACCATCTGCTTCACTTGGCCAAGCATCTGAATCATTTGCATTGGGTTACTTTGCGGATTTGGTGTTGACGCGGCGTTCGCCTGTTGGAACAGAGAAGTCAGAGGATTCATTCTTCACATCTCCCTTAATATTCAATAATTCGTTGAGCCGTTCATCTACAATTTGACGGATTTTGCCTTCGTCCAACTGCCTACTATCTGTAGTCGGTTCGCCAGACATTTCAGAGAACTTGAATTTCTTGAATGTGACAGCGCCGGAAACATCGCAAGACTTCACATAGAAGTACGGATTATTGTTGTCCATAAACCAAGCGGTTTGATTCGGTTGCACAATGCGATTCCTCGCATCTTCCTCACTGGAAACAAAAATCCAAGGCATTGAGCCATAACCCTGATTTAAGCCGTCTGCTGCGTTCTGCGCCTTAGGCATAAAACTATTCGTCTGCGGTTGATAAAGCTGTTGTGGGGCTTGCCAGCCGCCATACGGTTGATTGTAGCCCATAGGTGAGCCATACATAGGCATCTGCACTGTCTAACACCTCGTTTCTGATTCAATTATAAAAAGAAAAAGCCCTATCGAGAAGTCCCGATAAGGCTTTTATTTGTCTATTATTCAGATGTGTTTGAACAGTTGTTCTTCGGCTTTATAGGTGATAACTCTGATTCGCTGGACGGAGTAGCCAAATTCTTCTGAAAGCTGGTCAAACGTCCGCTCATCAATTAGGCGACGTTTCAGAACAGCTCTCGGCGTTTCCCCTCTTACCCATAAATCAATCAATTCGGATAACTCTTTGTTAGAAATATCCTCACTTACCACTCTTTTTGCCATTGCTTTGATTCTTTCTAACGCGGGTTCTTGTCTTAGTCCGCGTTGTTGTGGTAACTGTCTTAATGCGTACTCTCTGCTTTGCCATTGTTAATCACCACCTGCCGTAACATCAAGGCTTGCATCGCCATTAGCGGTTTCTTGAGCGGTTTCTTGTGTTGCGTCAACTGTTTGCGTTGTAGTGGTTGTTACTGTTTCCGATGCCTGCACTTGGAACTGTGCTTCATAGAACAGCCACGCAACATTTGTTGCAACAAGCAGGACAATAAGCAGAACAATAATCGAAAAGTATCGTTTCTCGCGCTTCTCGTGACGCATTTCGCAAGATTCAAACACAAACTGTGAAATGTAATTATCTGTCCCGCTGGTAGGGTCTTTCACCATGTCCAGCTTTGTATCAACATCCATTGGATTCACACCTTAATCATCAAACAGTTTGTCCTTGATTTCTTCAAGGTTTTTTCGGATTTCTGGAAGTTCCTTTGAAAGGGTTTCGATTATGCCATACAGCTTATCCTCGCGTTCTTTGGAAGTCTTAACGACCCACCAAATCAGGATGAAAAACGACACAATAACGCAGCCGAGAACGCCGTAGTTCATGTAAACGTTTTGGGCTACTTCTGTCGGCATAAGTCACACCTCGCTCAACTCTGCATTGTCATAGCCGAGAGACTTTAACTTGAACTTAAAGTTCTCTGCATTTTCGCGGCTTGCAAATCGAACAAAGACTTGATACTCTTTCACTTGCACTTGAGGAATATCTTCTACCGGCGCAACTTCGTCAGGAACTCTGCCGGTAGAAACAGCAACCGGCTCTGCATCGCCGATTTGCTTTTGACTTGCAATCTCTGCTTTCTTAGTGCGCATCTTCAAACACCTCTATTATTTATTGGAGGACTTGAAAATGCCCTCATACAGTGCAACAGCAGTTGCACCAGAGCCTATACCCATGGCACACGCGGTAAACGCATCCGTGGCAGGGTAAATAGCAGGGTAAACAACCCAAGCGGCAATACTAAGAATTGCACCAGTCACCATACAGATGACAGGAATCCACTTATTGTCTGCCGAGGTCTTTGTCTTGTACGCATAAGCGATAAGCTCAACAATGGCGGTAATGGATGCCATCGAAGCAACATTCGTGAAAATATCCACCTTGTATCACCTCTTTTTATTGTAGTGTAGCATACAGACTTAATTATTGTAGTGTAGCATACAGACTTAAAATTGTCAAGCGTCAATTTCAATGCCGACACTTCCGCATCCTGCCAGTCTGTCGGCGCAAGGCCAGCGCAGCAGCACCTCGCCGTCGGATAATCTCATAATATAAACTCCTCACGCGATACGGCGCCAACGGTACACCGTTTTGTAGGGCTGCATGTTGTTGTGTGGTTGGTTGCCGTTTGCAATCGTAATATTACCAGTCTCGGCAGTATATGTGCCAGATGACAGTTGCTGAATAGGACTACCAAACCCACCAAGTTTGCTCACATCTAGCATAACACTTTTTTCAGACCGTATTGGACTTGGTAGCTCCGTGGAAATTAGTGTGTGCGTTTCTTCGCCGCCCTCACTGCCAATAGGATGCACGCTATTGGCACCAATCGTCACACGTCCAGCGCCATACGCTTTCCACATGCCATAACCAAAATAATTGTGCACTTTTTCTGGCGTGCTTAAATCTGGTGCACCTGAGATTCCAGTTGGGTCAAATTCAAAAATATACCCAATGGGGAGTTCTTGCATCCCCACTCCCATAAAATTACTCATTTTCTGTCCCTTCCACAATGGCTTTGTACTGTTCTTTTGTAATTAGCCCCTTCCTGACGGCTTGGGCAACCATGGATTGAGTCCACCAGCCTTTTTTATGCCAAAGTTTAATTTTTTCGTACATTTCAGTTCTCCTCGGGAATCATTGTGCCTGTCATCATCGCAGTGTATGTCACCTGCGCATTAAGTTTTTCGGCGGCATCGCGGCGCGCTTCTTCCTCTTTGGCGGCTTGCTCGAAAGCCTTGGCTGCGGCATCGGCGGCATCTTTTTCTGCTTGTGCCTTTTTTGCAATATCCGCAAGTTCCGCATCGGTGTACGGCACATACCGCTGCACTTCTTCGTACTCGTCCCATGCGTCCTGTGCTGGAGTTGTGATTTCCTGCCGAAGCCCATCTGGGAAATCGGCAGTGACCGTTCTTGTCATTACTTCATACCGCACGGATGCTGGTACAGCTTCGTGATGCACCGTGACACGTTTCGCAGTTTCTAACTTGCCGAGCGCCATGTCTGGGTTTTGCAACTCGTGCTCAAGTGTTGCATCGTAAATTTTCATGTTCACACCTCTAAGTACCACGTAACGTCCAAGTCGCAGTCAGGCTTAATGTCGGCGGTGATTTTTACCGTGATGTTTCTTGCCGTTACTGTAAACTCTGTTGTTCCCCTAGCAATCGTTCCAAGATTGCGGTGCTTTGTGGCATCTGTGTTGGCGTTGCCAGTCTGCGTTGTCAGAGGTGGCAGAACGTTTTTAATCGTAAATGTCTCACTGTTGGTGACAGTCTTACTCTGCGTGTACTTGCCGTTTTTCGCCGTCCAGCCATCCACGGTAAATGTAGCAGTGACTGTCTTAAACTGGTCTTTGATTTCAATACCGTCAATTTTTTCGAGAAGCGCATCAATCTTTTCACCAGAATATTTTAATTGATAACCTTCGGGCATTCAGTCTCACCACCTCTAATAATAAATAGTGCTGCACCAATAACGAAGCAACATCTTAATGCTATTACGTTCATTTTACTCTACCCATTCAGATTTGTAAAGCCCTTGTTCTGTTAAACATAGTTCTTTTGCTGTGGCGTAGATTTTATCTGCATCGCCTTGTGAAACAGGCCCAATGGTAATTATCTGTAACTTGGACTTTGGCTCGTTTATTTCTGGGATGTCGTTCTTTTCTACTTCGACTTCCGAATCGTACACGCCGACAGCGTTTGCAAAGCCGATGTATTTTGTAGGGTCAAGACCTTTGCCAGTGGCAGATGCGCGAACTTCAAAGTGACAATGCTTGAAAGGCGGGTTGGCGAGCGCCGCATTACCAGTGTTTCCCATAACAGCAATCGGGTCGCCGCTTTTAACCTTCTGCCCGACCTTAACTAAGAGTTTCTCGCAATGGCAAAAATAAAGGTAGTTCACGACATCTGGCGTTTGGTTCGCGTCCAGCTTAACACAGACATAATAGCCCCATTCCCATGTTCTGTTGCGCTTGTCTGTGACAATTCTGGCCGTTGTCACAGTGCCGGAAATGTTCTTGTCTGCATATCGCGGAAAGTGAATAATTGAATCGTCAAGGCCGTCAACATCAGCGCCACCGTGCCAGACCTTGCCGTTCCCTCGCGTATAGCCGTAACGCGAGTACGGAAAACGGATTCGGTTTCTACCGTCAAAAAGCATGAAAATCACTCCTTTTCTGCTTCTTCTGCTTCTGCTTGTTTGTCTTTCGTGCCTGTGTTCATTTCCAACGTATCTACGTGCAAATTCACTTCTTGGTTAGCTTGCAGGTTTGCGATTTGCTCATTCTTTAACTCTGCGTTAAGTTTCAAAAGAGCATTTTCTACAACCAATGACTTTACCATAAGCGGCATCGTTGAGTTGTTGAGTACAGAAAACAGGTCTCCTTGCAGATTCATAATTATTTCGTTATCGCTCATAGTATCTCCTTTACCATGCGTCGCCTTGGTGGGCAGTCAACAGATATTCCCAAGTGGGAGTTCCCTCTGAGTTTGTGTAGTTTACACGGGACAAAGCAACGTTGTGGCCGTCAATTTTTAAACGCTTGCATTCCAGATAGCCCAAAGCATTAACACCGCCGATTGACACATGACCCTCACCGTTTGAATCTGCACGAACATCAAAGAATTTTGTATGTGTGCCACCAGTGTACATTTCAAAGTGAGAACCGGCACTATCATTATATAGGTCAATACGGTTGTCGTTATAGCCATCGTTGCCGTAAATTCTGATGTGACCAAGAACGTGAGAACCGCCTACGCTGTCAGAGTAAATTTTTACGGCAGGGCTATACGAACCGCCAGAGACCATCTGGGACAATGTTATTTCGCCATTACCGATAACAGCTTCGCTGTATGTTGTTTTTGAAGTTAGCGTACCAGTGATACGCACAGTGCCGTCTTGTGCTAATTTGAAGTTATCAGAATCAACAACAAGTGTATCTCCCTTGAACGTGATTGTTCCAGATTCAATCGCAACGGATGACGAGTCAAGCGCGAACTTAGAGCGAACATTTCCATCTGTAACGGCTGTCAATTCAAAGCTGTCGAAAGTTTGTTTCAGTTGCGTGTATTGTGAACTTAGCCCACTGATGTCTTGCGCTGTTTGTTCAGCCTTTACGGCAAGGCCATCAACGAGATATGGACCGACGAGGTGTTCAACTCCAACTTCTGGACCTACTGGCGCACGATGTTCGCTTTCAAGGATGA